TCCAGATAGGACTTATTACCCCTTTTTTGGGATAATTGCCTCAATACTATTAATGTTTAATAATATTGAATTCATAAATAACATCAATATAGTCTTAGATACGATCTATGCTCAATTTGTTAACATAACCCGTGATTCTCACGGATTATGTTCTATTTGTTTGATGCAAAGAATTTTATTTTCCTGACAATCTGAAAGAAGATAACAGGAAGAGTTGTTTTATGACAGGAACTCTATAATCTTTATTGTTATATGCTCCTACAAGCGAATTGTAGGATAAGTGGTTGTATTAAATATTGCATTGTAATATTTAATAGGTTACAGTAGAGCCGTCAGGCAGCAAGGTTGATAAGACTTCCTTGCTTTCCACCAACTAGTTTGCCTATTTCGTTTGAGTAAGAAGAGATAATGGATTTGGTAGGTTCATTATTTTAACTGAATACAGACGCTGGGGATACACAATTGGTGCGATTCGGGGCAAACCCCTGGATTATGAGACGATGTCTAGCCAACATTTATCTATGATCTGCCGAGGATCGTTAGATATTATTATGCAACCCAACATCTAGTATGGTCACTTATAGTGTGAAGAATCAGGTGGAAGGACACTTATTGCACCTCGGAAAAAGGCAATTAATAAAATTAGCACTATGAAAAGTTTAAATATCAATAAATTAGTCTTTCAGGCTAGTGCTTCACTACCGACAGAATATATACCTATTAAAGGAAAAATATCATGTAAAAATAATTCATTTTTGAATAATATATTTAAAAATTTACATTTAGGAAGTTGTATTTGTTGTAATGAACAGAAAATACAGGTCGCGCAAGATTTAGAAGATGGATGCATGAGTATGCTAGATTTTTACAAATATGGTAGAAAGAATTATATACAATGTTTGTGCAAGGAAAATGTAACTTTTAAGCAACAAGAAGATTCCAAATATATTTTAATATATGCTAATGGAGACGAACGTGCAGTAGAGAAGAGTGTTTTTAATAAGGTGAACGGTAAAGTTATATTAGAAAAGGAACTTACAATAAAGTATGTTTATCCTATAAAGAGAGTAGCAATACGCAATAAAACTAGAAAATTGAAAGTAAAAAATAATAATAAGCAAGTTCACTTGCAAGGTTTCAATGAAGTCTTGATGAGAACGAAGAGATTAGTTACAGATTTGAGACAAAGTTGTTCATCAGTTTCTGGATCAGTTTCATCATCATATATGTCTATTTTAGGTGTAGTAGACTCGATAAGGAATACATGTGAAAAGATACCAATGTTTAGAAGATACGTTTTAATGATACGAGACATATTTACACCTTTGGTGAGCATTTTTGGTTTAGTACATTCATTGTCTCTGGTTAATTTGACAGCAATAGTAGGTAATGTTTTAACTATTTTTAAGATTATAGATGAGTTTGATAAGAGCAATACCGAAGATCATATGAAAAGAGATTTATTGCATGATTTAGAGAATCTTTGTCCAAATGAAGACTTGAATAAAGAAGATATATATTACGAGACGAATAGTTATAACTTAGATAATCCAATTAAATTACAAACGTTAGAGGGTTTATTTGGAGCCGCAGCTATACAAATTTTACCTAAATGGATACAAAAAACTTTGTCTTCTTTTACACAACTATCCTCAACTAAACTTTTGGATGATAATCTTATAATGGCAAAATTCTTTAGAACGATTAATGTTATTTTATTTTCTGTACTAGGTCTTTTAGTTAAAAGGGATGTAATATCAGAGAGTAGTTATAATAAAATTGAAGAATTTTTGGATGGCACTTGTATAGGTAAATATACGTACTATGTTCTACGAATGGAACAATTAGTGGGAAAGGTGGTAAAGGATGGACAAATCGTAAATGATATGAAATATCAGGAAGAAGTTCTGAATTTAGGTGCTGAGATCGATGAAGACAAGATAGAACATGGAACTTTCATTGAAAGAAATGGAGCCATTCGATTAATAATAGATCAATTTAGAGCTGTAGTTAAGTTAATAAAATCTAATAAAGATATCACCAGGGTAGAACCTATATGTATTATATTTGAAGGAAAACCAAAGACAGGAAAATCTGTTACAATGGCCAATTTAACAACGTGCTTGCTTCAAGGAGGAAAGAGTGTGTATTCACATACTACACCAAACCCCAAAATAGCAAAGGATTTTTATGATGACTACAATAATCAGGATATTTTTATAATGGATGATGTAGGACAACAAGGTAACTCCCAATGGTGTCAAATTATTAATTTGGTATCTCCAATAAAATACGGATTACCATGTGCAAATGCCACATTGAAGCAAACGAAATATATGAGCTCATCTGTTTTACTTGGGACAACGAATAAATTAGAAAATTTAGTTTTTAGAAAAGATGATGGTGTCAGTGAACCTGATGCTTTGTTTAGGAGATGTGATATTTTAAATTTCAATGAAGTTAGTATGGTATCCAACGAGAATGGATTTTTACGACCTACAGGTCAAATAATTTATAAGCATTTCCAGATGGGAGAGCACAATGGTACAGGTAGTTATGTGGATGGTTTCGAACCTAATTTTGCAAAATATGCACCACATTTAAAACCATATTTTGATTATAATGGATGTGACACTAATGATCAATTAAGGTGGATATTAGAAATTTTATCCCACCGAGTACAATTTAAACGTAAGGAAAAAGTAATACAAATCTTAGATATGGAAAGAATTTTAAAAGGAATAACATTTCAATACTTGCGAGTTCAAGAAATTACAACACCATTGGAAATTCTTTGTAAATATTTTAGTATGACTAATTTAGATATGGCTGTTTCTTTTAGTGCTATGTTAGTAAGTTCGTTATTTACTACGTGTGCTGGAGCTATTGATAGTACTTTAAAATTTTTCAGAGATAACTTTTCTGTAATTATTATGGTATTATTAGGTGCTGGTTTAAGTTTTGGTTTATTGAAATATTTTGGATGTAAAACAGAAAAAGAAATAGAACCTTTGACTAAGATTAAGTTAGAAAGTGCTATAGAACAAGTGATATCCATGTATGAACCTGTTAATGAAGTTACAACCTCGGAATTGGCAATAAAAAAGAATATGAGATATGTGAAGATAATAGTAGATATGCCTAATGGAGAACGAACTTGTCAGTTTGCTTGTAGTTTACTTAGTGGAGGAACCATGATCACGAATTATCATATGATAATGCAAACTATGGACAAATATGAGTTACAAGAATTGAAAGGTAGAATTTTCGCTATTGTGTATTCTGATTGGGATAAAAAGATGATAATGTACGATAACGTAATGATTAATCCAATTATGACAAGTGTAGAAGAAGATATAATATTATGGACTCTACCCACACATATACCTAGTTTACTACCTGATATATCTCATCTATTGGAAGTAGAAGAAAGTGTAGGAAGTAAATTTAAATTGGTTACACCTTCGGGTTTTGTCGATTTGTCTAAGCAAATAAAAAAGAGAAATTATGCAATTACGATACAAATGAATACTGAGAAATTATTATTGGACAATACTAATTCATGTCAATACGAGTTTTCTGTAGATGGAGCATGTGGTTCGGTGGTTACGAATTACAGGGGTAAAGTAATAGGATTTCATATAGCAGGAGGTAAGGATGTAGGATATGCTCGTTTATGGGATGTATCTACTATAAGGAAGTTACAAGATAGTATGAGGAAAGTGAAGAACATAAGATATGCTATTAATATACAAGATGACAATGGAAGAGAAGGTTGTTCTGTAGTAAAGTGTGAAAACATTAGTAAGTGGTCAGGGACTGTACCGAAGAATACAAAGATAGTTCCTTCAGAAGTTAGTGGTGTATTTCCTTTAACTAGATTACCAGTTAACCTTAAGCAACCTAATATAATAAAGGATGTATCTAAGAAGTCTTATAAAGCCGTAGCAGAAGTAGATGTCGATGCCTTGAATTTTGCTAGAAGCTATCTTCAAAGTATATTACCTAGATACGTTAAGGTGACGGAAAAAGAAGTAGTAATGGGAACGGAAGATACGTCTAGAATAGATAAGAAAACCTCTAGTGGTTTTGGTTTCCCTTTGAGTAAAGAGAATTATTTAGATTATGATAAAGGATGTTATAGTCCCGAGTTTGCTCAAGTAATTGACAATATAAAGAAGCAAGTATTAGAAGGTTGTATAGATCCAACTCACATAGTGTATGTGGAGACCTTAAAAGACGAGCTTAGAGACGCACATAAGAGAGATAAACCTCGTTGCTTTAAAATGTCACCTTTAGGTCTAACATGTATAGGTAGAGAGTATTTTATGAATTTAATGGAAGATGTAAAAAAGGATAGATATTCGAATGGTATAATGATAGGAATAAATCCTTTCGAAGAGTGGGGAAAATTATATTCAATAGCAGCAAAATTCGATAACAATTGTAATGATGGAGATTATGGTGAATGGGATGGGTCTATGATGACTCAATTCCAAACCATGGTAGCTGAAGTTATGGAGAGTAAATTTGATGGAGAAGAAAATGATTTGAAGGTATTAAATTTTTATTTAACTACACTAATTAGCTGTGTTACAATAAATATGAATGAACTTTTGGTTACTACTCATAGCATGCCTTCTGGATGTATGTTAACAGCTTTCTTTAATTGCTTAATTAATAAAGCATATGGTGCTTATATATATTACAGATTAATGAAAAAAAGAAAATATTAGACCAAGTGTGGAACACTTTATTTTGAATTACTTTTCTTGTGTTTACGGAGATGATATATTGATGTTTGTAAGAAATGAGATTAAACACGTTTTGAATGGTGTTACATATAAAGGTGAGTGCGAGAAATTAGGGTTAAAATTTACGACAGCTGACAAAGTTTCAGATATGGTGGAATTTAAGAGAATAGAAGATTGCCAATTTTTGAAGAGAAGTTTTAGGTTTGATTCATCTTTAGGATATACGTGTCCTCTAGATACAGGTACTATGGAAGGTACGATCAATTTTGTATCTCAAAGTAATAGAAATAATGAATTAACACAAGTAAAAATTTGGAATTTTCAGAGAGAAGCTTTATTACATGGTATAGAGTATTATAATGAAGCAGTACGATCTCTAAAAGATTATGTTTTAGAACAGGATTTGAATTTTGTTTTCTTAGAAAGAGATTACATTGTTAACTTGTATAAATTTGATAAGAAAACTTTCATTGAAGGACTGATGTGGGACACTCAAATAAAGATTTGAGATTTTTAGTAGTTGTTAATATTACTTTATTTATGTTGTACACTCTTTTTATTTTATTATCTATTTATTTTATTTTTATTTTATTTTATTAGCTATTTACGTTATTTTATTTATGTTGTATATTCTTTTTATTTTTAAGTTTTTATTTTATTTTAATATTGTTTTATTTTTATTTTGTCTTAATTTATTGTTTAAACTAAATATTTGTTGAGTTCTAACAACGTGCATTTTAATTTGTTGTGGTGCACATTGGCTACGAAATATTTTTACAACCCCCTATGGTGAGCAGCCCTCATTTAGGACAACAAAGATCGGAATTATTGATTTGTAACATCCGATTATACACAAATCACACAATCACATAATAATACTAGGGAAAAGACTTCTATAGATGAAATGAATTCCCTTTTAACGAAAACACCCACATTGTCAGATGTGGAAAATAATTTTATGAATATAGTAAATAAACCTTTCTATATTAAAACATTTCAGTGGGTTGGTACAGCCACGCCCTCTGTAAATTTAAGTACAGCCACATTACTTATTCCTCAGGATTTATTAGTTAATGATATGGTTAAAGTACCTTTTCAAACTTCTAGATATTGGAAAGGTAATATTTGTCTAGAAATTCAAGCTTTAGGAACACCTATGCATCAAGGATTATTGGTTGTCTATTTTAAACCACTTGCTACTAGTTTGGCTATGGCCAAAGCAGACTCTATTAATGATGCATTAGCATCTCCTCATGTATTTATATATGCAAATCAATCAACATCTGCGTGTTTAACAATACCCTTTTGTGTACCTACTGGTTACGCTTCAACTGTTTTTTCTTTGGGTACTACAGTTTATAATAGAGATATTAGCACTTATATATCCAATTTAGGGTATGTCAATGCCATGGTTATTACTCCTTTAGATTCTCCAAGTACTACCACTATAAACGTAGCTGTAAGTGCTATTTTTAAGAATATGGAATTTAAAGTTCCTAAGAACGAACTTATGTCAGTAGCAGTAAAAGAAGTTCAGAGAACTCAAGAAGAGATAGCTAAGGATAAGGCTGATCTTAAAAAGAAAAAGGATTTAGAGAAAAGTGTAGGAGGTAAGCAAAAAAGAGATATAGATGAGGATGATGTATCTCATGACATTCAATTTCAAGCTATGTTGATGCCAGCTTTAGCAACTATTGCGACAGCGGCTTTACCGAATGTAATACGATTTGTTCGTGATGGAATAGATAGATTTAATAAGAAATTTTGGACGTGGATAGGGTTAGATAAACCTACTAATCCCTTAGTAAATGAGAATGTTAGAGTAACAACTACTACTAATTTTAATAACACTGTAGGAATAGTACCTCTTGATAGATTAACTATGCACTCTAATCACTTGAGTTTGGCTCCTCCCACTGTTTTTCCATGTGAATATGACGAAATGTCAATGGATTATATATTGAGTAAGCATCAGTTTGTGAAGCAATTTACGATTAAGGATACAGATACTATAGGTTCTGCACTTTGTACTATACCTATTGGTCCATTGTGTGTGCCACCTGTGTTAAGAGAAAATACTAATTTACCTATTATAACCAAATTAGCTATGTGCACAAAATATTGGAGAGGGGATATAGATTTTCACTTTAGAGTTTCAGCCACGGATATGCAAACTTGTAAAATTTTGGTTGTTAAAACATACGGTTTGGGAGCCTATTCTTCTATTCCCAATTACACAGATTTGGTGAATTTTGATTGCGAAACGATAGAAATAAATCATGGCGGTCAAGAGTTTACCATCAATTGTCCTTATAATTCACCGGTTCCTATGTGTACCAATGATATGAATTATCAATCTTCATATGTGCAACATGGTGAGCTATTTGTATATATTTTGACACCACTACAATATCCTGTAGCAGCTCAACCATATATTACGCTATCCGTTTATGTGACAGCAGGGAAAAATTTTTCTTTTTATGGTCCAACAGAATATCCATTTTTCTTCCCCGCATATAATTATTCATTAATCTTAAAAGGCGAGGAAGCTTCCTTAGAAAAAGCAAAGGAAAAAGATATGAAGGAAGAAGTTAAGTTGCAATCTGTCCAAGTAGCTTTAGGTGATTTACAACAAGATTCGGAAGAACCTCAAGAAGTTCAACCAGTTATGAATCACATGGCTCCTATTAAACATTTACGTGATATTTTTCGTAGATACTATTTATTTAGGGCAACTACAGTTCCCGCCTCTACTTCAAATGGAGTTGTGGCTATTAGAATAAGTGATATATTTAGATCTAGAGTGTACAACACACCTATGTCAATGTTGTCTAATTTTTATGATGGTTTAAGAGGAGGTTTACGAATTAGATTGGTTTCACCAGCAATAACGCAAGGTTACAAAATATCAGCTTACTATTCTTTTCCACTTTTAAATACTAGTAATACACAACCCTCTGCTTATAATATACAGAGTAATATCTTTGAAGGAGCTTCATGGGACTACACACTTTCTGCGTCGGGTCCTGGACCCGCTAATTATATTCAGGCTTTTGTTACATATAGTCAGATGGATAGTTGTTTAGATTTTGAAATTACAAATGAAAATCCTTTTATGTGGAATAAGATCCACAACACTACAGCTCTTACGTATTCTTCAGATTTTACATCAGATATGGGATATTTATATATAGTATTTCCCAAAGAGCTTACCAAATTATCACCATTACCTCCATATAGACTATATGTTTCTATGGCGGATGAAACAAGAGTTGGATTATTTAATCGTAACACATCAGTATTCTTACCAAATAGTGCGGGAGAAATACTATCTAGTAATTTCAATCTCACAGTTCCATCCATATACGACAAGTACTTTTCTAAAAGTACTTATTAAACCAGACAACACTGGACAAAGAGAAGAGAAAACTTCTAAATTAAACAAGTTGGTCGCTTTACGACTAAAGAGGTTAGCAAACTCTTTCGAATCATATTCGTACTACCAGAAGTGGGAGTATAAATATAGCTTTTGATAGTCATGATTCGTTCATGG